GGTCTTGTTGCAGCACTCAACATAACAGATGGATTACCTGCGGCAGCACTAGCAATACCCGCTGTTCCAATATCCAATGGGCTAAAGCCTGGCACACTACCAATCCTAGCTACATTTTGGAATGCAGTTGGATATGCACCTGCGGCATTGGCTAAAGTTTGTAGTTCAGCAGGAACAATCTTTCCTTGTCTAGCAAGATTTCCTAAATCAGCACCAGATACATTACCAGTTGTTGCATTTAAGGCTTTTTCAATGGTGTAACTTTTTGCAATATCTTGACGAGCTTGCTGAAAGTTCTTCATCACATCAGGTTGATTAAAGTTTGTTAAATTACGCTCTGCTAGGGCTTCTAGTTGTTGAGCGGCAAACTTTTGCGCTCTACCAAGATCTTTATCTCTAGCATTGGCAAGAGGAGATGAATTTGTTTGTGCGCTATCTCTCAGTCGTTTGATTGACTCAACCAACTCATCCCCATTGAAGTTCATTTGCTTTAAATTGTTTAACAGTTTTAATTCTGTTCCAACATCTAAAGACTTCATGCTTTGCAGTCTTGCAGTTTCTTTATTAAGATCTGCAAAAAACTGTTTGTCAGCGTAATAAGTTGGATTAGACCTCAAAGCATCGTATGCCAAACCTTTTTCAGCTCTAAATTGCTGTAAGACTTGTGGTGTTATTTCAACATCAGGTGCAAGGTTTAAAGCTTTACGAGCTTGTTCGTTAATCAGTTGCTGATTCTTAACAGAAGCAATTTGACTTGTTTGTTGTTTGCCAGATATACCCTCAATAATTTTGTTTAACATTGAAGGATTAACTTGTGTCGGAGGCAATGTAGCGCCTTCAGCAATAGCACGTTCAGCAACCAATTGAGCTTGAGTTAACTTAGTTGGCGCTCTTGGCGTAGTCAATGCACTCACAGTAGCGGTAGGAGCAGTCAAAATACCACCAACAGCCGCCTCATTAAAGACTTGAGCAGGGTTAATGGTTCCTGTAGTGGCTTGTTGTGCTGCAGCAGATGTTAGTGCGGCAGTAGTGGCTCCAGTACCAATGTTCTGCGCCAAAGCAACAGTTCTAGGAGCCATCTGTACAAGTGCATTAGGGGTAGCAGAAACAATAGATTTCTGAATAGCACCAGGCAACACCAAAGTTGCAGGATCAAGTAAACCAGTACCCATTCCCCCAACAAGCAATCCTGGACGCTCTGTAGCCACCTTATAAGTGCCTTTTAGAATGTCGCTGATAGATTGAGTAGGTTGGGCAATAGGTTGTGGTTTATTGCGATCAATGCCAAGGTATTCATCAGATAATCCAGCCGCACTCAAGCCTTTTTTAATACCTTGAGCCATCAAATCAGCAGTGCCAAATATTAATTGTCCAGTAGTAGTTTTTCCACGCAACACATCTAATGGGTTAAAACTTGCGGCAACATCTTGCTGAAACTGAGTCTTAGGCTGAAATGCTTGTTGCCTAACACTCTGCATAAAGTCAGCAGTAGTAGGAGCAACTTGTCTTTGTTGTGCTTGTTGTTGTATAGGAACATTAATGCCTGTTACTGGCTTAAACTCTTCACTTGGAGCTTGCTGTTGAGCAATACCAGTAACTGGCGTCCATTCTTCATCATCTTTTTGAGCCATACCAACCACCTTCTTGACGTAGTTTTGTGTTTCTTTAAATGGAGGAACTCCACCATACTTTTCAACTGTACCTGGACCAGCGTTATATGCAGCCGCAACTAATGTTGGATCTTGGAATTTTTCAGTCAATTGGCCTAGATACTTAACACCACCACGGATGTTATCTCTCCAATCCATACGATTAACACCTAAATCTTTGGCAGTAGCACCCATTAACTGCATGGGTCCATATGCACGATCATTGAACCTTGTTTTTGGTCCTATAGCATTAAAAGAACCACCAGATTCAGCCTCAACAACCCCTTGGACTAAAGAAAGAGGAACACCTTGGCGTTCTGCCTCTTGAGCAGCAAAAGCAAAGATTTCGTCTTTAGTTGCCATGTTATTGACCAATAAACATTACAGTACCATCTGGCTTTTTAACGCCATATCTTCCAGATTTACCTTGAACAAGTTGGAATCCTGATGGCAAAATAGGTGCGCTTGGATTAGCAGAAATTTGCTCATTAAGGAATTGGTTAACCTTTGGATGGTTATACAAACGAGGGTTATCAGGAGAGTTAGCCCATGCCGTATAGACAGATTTAGGATCGCCCGTATATGAGTCAATAAACTTTTGACGAGCATCATCTTTATCTGCAGCGGCAATCTCAAGAGCAGAAACATACTTAGTAACAAACTTAGGATCAGTTACACCAGTAGTCGCCTTATCAACAATGCCGCCTTCAAACGCATTGGCGTTACCTTTAATATTGCCAAGACCTTTTAAAACACCTTCAGATCGTGTTTTGTTTAGCAAATTAACATTGCCTACTAATGAATCAAATTTATCGCCAACACCAGGTATAGCCCGTAGATAAGATGCACCAGTAGCAAACCATTCAGTTGTCTTATTTGGGTCTAATTGTTCAGCAGCGTTATATAAAAATTCCGCAGAAGTTTTACGATCATTAACTGTCATTGCGGCATCTAATGATGTTTTAGTAAACTCATTGTATCGATTTGATGTTGCAAGATTTACTGCTTCTTGTGCAGGAGAAATTTTAGCTACTGCGCCGCCACCAACTCCACCTGTTGCGCTACCAACTCCAGTAGATGGAACTCCAGATGGACGCTGAGTTAACAATGAAGATCTTGGAACATAGTAAGTTTTTCCATCAGCACCAATAACTTGTTCAACTTGACCACCCGCTTGAGCAATAGCTTTAGCTTGTTCAATTGCTCCAACAGATTCAACAGCACCAAATATTGGTTGTTGCATAAATCCACCGCCAGGCCTTGGTACAAGCTCTGTATTTGTAGATACTTCTGGAGGGGTTGCTAAAATTCTAGACTCTCTATACCCCTGTGCAGGAGCTGAAGCGTAGCCACGGGTTAAAGGATTGTATTGAGATACAACACCATCTTTCATAGTTGGCAAACCACTTAAAACATTACCGCTTGCATCTACACGCAAATCACCTTGAAACTTAGGTTGCATGGCAGTCAAAGTTTCACGAATTTGAGGTTGTGCAGGATTTCCTGATAAGCGCAAAGAATCTGCCAAAGCTCTGTTGTAATCAATAGGCGTATTTAAGATTGTCTGTTGATTCTGAGCCGCAGTTAATGTTGGGCCACGGCCTTCAGCGCCTAATGCACGTTGACCTGCTTGCATTTGAGTAGGAGCGTATTGCTCTAAGAAGCTAGAAACTTCACCACGTTGGCGTTTTTTCTCTTGCATATCAGCAATAGCCTTCTGGCCACTCAAGTACTGTTCTGGTACTGAATAGGCAGACTTCAAACCCATAGAAGGATCATTACTTAATAAAGAGCCAAGTAAGAATTGAGTAGTTGCTTGCTTTTGAAGACTACCCTTTTCTTCATCACTAAGACCAGTAAGTGCTGCATCTGACAGCAAACCAAGATTAAAAGGCATATAAACTCCTTACAGACCGAGCAAACCAAGCAATCCCTGCTTGGAAGTAGAAGACGATTGAACTCCAGATCCACCGCCAACATTGAGTCCCAATGCTTGGTTGAGAATCTGTTGTTGTTCCAATGGCAGATTGCGGATAGCATCCAACTGTTGTTGAGACAATCCTTGTTGCAATGCACCTTGTGTAGCAAGTTGATTGGCTTGACCAAATCCAAGGTTTTGCAGGTTTGTAGCGGCAGAGGCCAACTGGCTTGCACCAGTAAGTTGTTGTTGATTAGCAGACAAACCTGCTTGTTGATTAGCTAAATTAGCTTGCAAGAAATTCTGAGCATTAGTCAAACCTGTTTGCTGAGTCAATCCTGCTTGTTGAGCCGCACGAGCATTCAAAGCCGCTTGATTAGCTAAACCTGCTTGATTAAATGCAGAAGCACCAAACTGAGAAGCTTGATTAGTAGCGCCCATGTTAGTAAGACCTGCTTGTTGCAAGTTACCTGCATTAAACTGAGCCATCTGATTAGCAGCCGCTTGGTTAGCCAAGTTAACTGCTTGTTGGTTCATTGTGTTCATCTGACCAACACTAAAATCATAACCCTGATTAGATAATGCCGCCCTTAAATTAGCATCTTGATTAGCTTGAGCCGCAGTTAAACCAGTAGATTGATTTGCCAACCTTGCTTGCTGTTCAAGTTGGGCATTTGATAATCCATATTGAACATCAACACCTTGATTAGCCAAAGCCGCACGTAGATTAGCATCTTGATTAGCCAAACCAAACTGACCAGCCAACTGTAATGCTTGCTGAGTAGTAGCGGCATCTTGAGCTTGGTTAAGCTGTTGAGCTTGCATAGTACGAGCAATATCAGCCTCAGAAGCTTGTTGAGCCGCCTGATAAGCAGCGGCATTCTGTTGGGCAACCAATCGAGCCGCATTCTCTCCATATGCCCGATTAGTCTCAGCCTCTGCAACACCTTGGCGTGATCCACCAAAAGCACGTGCCGCAGTAGCTTGAGCCGCAGTTCTCTGTTGCTCTAATTGGCGTGAACGCTCTAAGTCTTGCAAGCTCTGGTTAGTAACCGCTTGCGTATATGGATTCATGTATTGCTGAATATTTTGATTCAGAAATGAAGCTGCCTCAATATCACGAATATTTCCACGGGCTTGTGGAGCAATCTGGCCTAATGCCTCAGATGCTACTTGAGCGCCAGTTACACCAGTAGCAGATACATCTCTTGCACCACTACGAGCCGCTTGTGCGGCAGCAATACGTTCTGCGGCAATACGCTCTGCGGCAACATCACGAACGGCTGAACGACTTAATTGTGCCGCTGCCGCCCTTTCAGCAGGACCAGCACTAGCGCCTGCAAATTGTGCCGCTGTATAACCTTGTTGGGCCGCCATAGCCGCAGGGTCTACTGTTGCTCCGCCATAAGCGGTATATGCAACATTTTGAGGTGTGTATTGAGAGCCTTGCTTAAGAAGATTTGCGGCATCAGTAGCATAAAGAGTTGGTGCGCTTAATGGGCTTGCATACAAACGATTTAAGCCAAATGCTTGATTTTGGTCAGCATTAAATCCCGCAAACTCTCTTGGAGCTAAACCTGCGGCAACGCCTTGTGAGCTTTGTACGTTTTGCAAAAAAGCATCACGAAATGCAGGATCTAACTGCTGTGATTGTTGACTTGAGCCACCAGACATAATTACACCTCCGTTGATAGCCAATAATGTGTTGGCTTCATGTTAAATTTGGATACAAAAGTTCTTGACCAGCCTCTACGTCCTGTTAAGGTGATCTTTTGGCATTCCATGTCTTCAGCGAACTTCTGAATATGGTGGGCAAGTATCTCTAATTCTTCTAGATTACCACCTGCCAAAAATATATGCAAAACCTTCATCCTTGGAAAGTTTTGAACCTGAGTAATAATTGCACTATTAGTACTGGGCCATAATTGCATCGTACAACTGTCAATACAGTCGGCTACGTCCTGCATATTATATGTATTGTCGTATTCTAAAGCAGGTTGAAGTATTTTTTCTACTTTTTGAAAAGATACAGCCCATAATGGCAGTTCACCATTAACTTTGTACTTTTCGTAGTCAATCATCTAAAACTGCCAAGTTTCCCATCAAATCTAATAACGCCAACACGCCAATCAGTTAATTTAACGCCTTCAATCTTAGCGGCAATCTGTCTGCCATTTATTCGAACTGAAGTAGGATTTGCCATTGAATATGGGCCATAGTTGTATTCTGTAGAATTTGGGTAGAACTTGGTGCTAAAACGAACTTGGACATCACCAGCAGTTTGCTCATCAGGAACTAATCCTGTCAGACTCATAGTCCTGTCTCCATTCCCCAGCTCTACTGGTCCTGACTCAGCAAACAATGTTTGGCCATCATAAGCAAAACCAACTTCATGCTCATAGACGTACCCGTCTGTAGATACCATAATTGGGTAGGTAAAGATGCCACGATCTGTCCCACACGTACGTGCTAACGTACCAATAGCCCAATGATTCTCACGATAGTTGTAAGAAACGTAAGAATCTATTTCATTAGATGCGGCACTTGGGTAAAACCACCAAATCTCGCCAAATGTTGAGTTATGTACGCAATAAACCTTAGATGACTGAGTTACGTTCATATTGCTAAAAACATAATCAGAAACATCAGAATTCAATGGCTTTACAAAACCATCGTATATCCAAAATCCTGATCCAGACATCCAAATACAAGCATTGTCTGTTGTGGCTACTGCTTGCTTAGAAATAACACCACAACCAGTACCAACACGCTCAAAACTGTAAATGAATGGAGGACCAATGTATGTGGCAGTATGTACATCCACATCAGTAAACAAAATAGTTGCTCCTCGAATGCGTTTAGCACACATTAAAGAGCCAATAGTAGTTAACTCAAAGTCACCAGCTTGGTTGGTTGCAGCAGGAGTCCAAACAGTATTGTTTTCTTGGTCACACCATTGAACCTTACGAGGATTACCACCAGCACCCAATGCGAATAAGAATCGCTCTTGTGTAACAACTAATCCTGTACAGCTAGTTGGCGCATTGGTAATGGCAACCGCATCATTAGCGGTATTTAATTGCCACTCAAGAAGCTTTCCATCTGTAGATGAGCAAGCAACTAAATACTCGCCAAATGTGTCTAAACTCCATGTTGTGGCAGGAGAATACGTACCCAAGTCTGGCCTAGCAACACCATAAGCAGATGTTCCATAAGTTCCATAGCCATAGCCAAGTTTCAATACAGCATCTGCATTGCCAACAGTAAATGTTGCGGGGGTTATATCTGTAAGAGTACCCGCTTCATTCATTGCGTATAACTTTGAATGTGTACCAATTCCGATACGTCTGTTATTTGAGTTATCACGCCAATTAATCAGACCACGGGCCAAACCCGTCATTTGACTAGCAGAACGCTTCCTCCATCCACCTACTGGGCGAATAGTATTTTCGTACCAACGTACCAAATTAGAGCCGTTCCAACGGCCTTTAGACTGATACTCAGTCCCGTTTTTGTATACGCCTGGAGGAATTTGTAGTGGAATGTAAGCCATATATGTATTCTATTGCCTAGGTAGGTTAGACACAAAGCTCATTGTAACAATAGCCGATGGTACTGCTGGTCTTGTTGGAGTTGTTCCTGCAGCATATTGCTCAATTGTCACGCCTATGTCGGTTGGCCTCCACATGATTTCAACATAATCTGTGGCATTTAAACTCAAGAAATAATTCATGGCAGCAATGGTGTGGTACGGATCTCCAACACCTTTTCTTGGTGCAAATCCAAATCTGCTATTTGAGTTAGCTGAATTTGTCCCATTAACTCGAAACCAGATATCTACATCTTGAGAAGCATTTGTCGTATTTGTAAACTGAATAGAAAACTGTAAATTCCAAATTCCATCATCAGCCACAGTAATTCTAGACCCACTAGCTATTGTCACACCATTACTAAAGTCTGTTGTATTAAATGTAACGGCATAAGCCGTTGTGGTATTGGCGGCAACTTGGTCTGTAGAGTCTTGAAAAGCCCCGTAAGGATTATTCAAGTACTTGCCACCCCTTGGGCCAAAAACAGACTGTAATGAATTAACTAACTTGGTAAAAAACAACCTCAAGATGCCATTGTTTTGATTCTGGACACTTTGAGAATAGACAATTCCTGATGTACCCAAACTAGGTATAGCAGGAATATCTAACTGTTGTTTAACATTAGCCATTACTTTTTAAGCCAAGTCTGCCAAATAGCACCTGCAGCCATAATGAGCGCACCCACCCACAGAATAGGCTTGGCAGCAGAAGCAACCCAACCCAAGACTTTAAAAGCCCCATCCAAGGCGTTTATAGCCTCTACAAGACCTTTTGTGTTCTTGTCGATGGCATCTACCTTAGTCTCTACTTCAAGCAGTCTTTCGTAGATTTGGGCGTGGGTAACTTCTTGTTGCATTTAGACACCCATTTGTTTTCTTATCTTGGTTGCTGAGATAGCGTGTGTGGCATCGTCAAAAGACTCTTGCTCAATCTTATAACCTACATCTCGCCCATAGGTGATATTAACCACATTAGGCACAAGTTGTATTTCATATTGACCTTGGTACAAAGGGTCTAAATCACGTTTGATAAAGTTTTTGACTTGATTAGCCGCAAACGGGTTTGAGCCGTTCCAACCCTGACAGTCTCTAATCTGAATGACCACTTGACCAGTCTTAGCCAAGGCTCTCTCAAACAGTTTACGATGGCCTTCATGCCAAGGTTGCCATCTGCCAAGCATTTGAAC